CAACAGTCTCGTTGACTCGCTGGCGGTCAGCGGCAGCTTTACCGAGTTGTCCCTCTCGGTGGTCAGTTTTAACGCCCGTAGGAGTTCCGCGCGAGGCTTCCAGGGCGATGTAACGTTGATTAACAGATTCGCTATACTCTCTGACTTTCGCTAGCTCTGCTGTTAATGCCTCGACTTTAGCTTCAAGCGCGGCTAGGGGAGCCGCAGAGCTCGTCATCGATTTGATATCCGAGCTTATTTGGGCGAGTGCCGATTGTATATCGGGAGTAGCCGCAGTCTGAAACTCAACACTAGTTTGAGTTTCTAATTTTTCTTGTTCCATAAATTCTTTTGATTGATTTGAATTCACGATCCGCAAATAGCCGGACCTTTTTTCTATTGGTTTATTGTCAACTTGAGGTGTGTTCATTTTGTTATTCATTTGGATTGTTAGTCTGAGGGTTTCGTAGGCGTCGCCTAGAGTTCCTATGCGGTCTGCTAACCCGAGAGCCACTGCACGCGTGCCGTGGTAGGCACCCGCACGCCATACTTCGGAATCGAGACTGTCTGGGCGATGTGCCGATACAAACTGCTTAAATTCTTTTGCCAGGTCATTGACTTGACCTTGCAGGTACTCGCGCTGTGCGGGCGTTAGAGATGGACCGTGGAGCGTTGCTTTTAGGTCAGCACCTTCGTTAGTGATCGGATCAAATTTCAGACCGATTAACGAAAACATTACGGATGCATCTACCCACGGGGCAATGACCCCAATCGACCCAATTAACGCAGAATTTGTGCAAACTATGTAATCCGCCCCACTAGCCATGTAGTACGCAGCAGAGGCACAAACTCCATCAGTGAAAGTTGCTGTCGGAATAGATAGACTAGCAATCAGATTAGCCACCTCGGCGCATCCGATCGCATCACCTCCCCCGGAATCGATAGTAAACAGGATGGCTTTCGCACCAGCTTCTAGAGCTAGACCGATCTCGGCCTCTAAATCGTTGTAGTCGCAAGCGCCGAATGCTTTCTCAAACGAGCTGAGTCGCTTGCCGGTGAAGCCGTAAATATCAATCGTGGCAATCCCGTCCTCATCTAACTCAGAAAACTCTTTTCGGCTAACTACGACGTCCGAGAGCCAGGCCTTGCTTTCAGGATTACTAAGTCTCTGCTGCACAACCTGATCAACAGACCGAAACGTACTAACATCTGAAAACCACGGCCTCCCGTAGACCCGCTCTAAGATTTTTTGCATTCTAACTAGCTGTCAGTTGTCAACCTCGTCGCCGTCTGACTCGGCGGATTCCTCCTCCTCAGGGTCGAATTTCTTTCCTCGCGGTGTGCCCTCAGCGTCCCGTTCTTCCTGGGCTTGGATAGGGTCTAGACGCATTGTGGGGGGTCTGTAGAGCTCGTAGGGAACGCCCAGCTCTTCACATTTAGCTTTGTCTTCAGCGATCTCTCGTATGCACTGATCGCGCATCTTTTTCGAATCATGGCCCAGCTCGGACCAGTATTGGTTCAGGGACATCATTCCATTCCTGACGAGCTCGATTTTCAGCTTGCCGTCCCTGCCCTGATCGACAGTCAGGGAAGGCGGAGTCTGCCACGTTGCACTGTCAAAGTTAGGGTCTTTGCATATCGGCAACTCACCTCGGTCCATCGCCCCTGCCAGAACTAACCTCCTAAAGTGAATGCAGAATCTCTCGATTACTATTCGCCGGATGGATTTTAGCAGAATTTCTACATCAGCTAGGATATAGCGTGTATTAGCTCCACCCATCTTGGAGACATCCCACACAAACTCTGGGCTGAGACCGGCACCAACGGCTGCATCTCTACCTAACCAGTCTAGAAATTCAATCAGGTTAACGTTAGGACGATCGCTCCGCAGAAGATCTATCTCCTCATCCGGTTCCAAGTGGACAACCTGACCACCAAATATTTTGTCTATGTTGGGGTCCCTCTTTTTCTCCTGACTGCCACCGTTCACGCCTAGGCCAATGTTAGAATCTCCGAACGCACCTGACTTCCGTTTCACGGCGGCAGCAAACGCCGCGTGGACTTTCGCCGCGCGCTTCTCTAGACCTGCAAGATCAACCATATCTATACCCTGATTAACGCCGTGATAGACCCACGGAAGTCCTCGACCAAGCCCCGTTCTCTCTGAATCATAAATATGTAGAACATTGCTGGCATCTACCTCTCGGTAAGAAAGGCCCGGCTCTTTGAAGTAGTATTTGAGTGGGGCTCCATATTCATCGTATCTAACCCCATCGACTATATCCGGATCACTAATAATCGATCCAGTTGGGTTATACCCAACCTTAGCTGACTCAACTAACTGATACCTCTGACCCTTAGCATCATTAATCAACAACACAAAACACTCACCGTCCCGCATCATGTGTTGCGCAATCGATACCTGCACTGCCCAGAAATTCATTTGGCGAGTTACATCCCACAATTCAGTTGTGGCTAACCGCCTGAACCATCTATCAGCTAGTTCGTTCCACTCTAGGTCATCAGTCGCCGCGGTAGGTGTTATCCCTCTCCCGATAGCATAACGAGACGGTTTGTTAACTAAGTTTCTAAATAATCCGGAGGAACCGTACAACCAGTTAGATTTTTTTAACAATTGGTGACGAGACTCAGGCGATAGAATCCGCTCACCATCTAGACTGAAATTGGGCACATTAGATCGAGCCGGGCTGCTTTGTGCACCGGGGAAAGCACCGTTGCCACCCCACCAATTGTTGAGCCAATTCTTGAATCTCTGGATCGGTCGCATAGTTAGCTACAGTTGAATTTGCGAGAAATCTGTGGTGTGAACCTTCCTAGGCTCAATACCGGTTTCTTTGACGGTCTCTAGGTAGTTGATGGCACACATAACCAACTCGCCAGGGTGTTCCCCGCGATAGAATGTGAACTGTGTTGACCGGCCACCCTCAGAAACAGAGGTGATTTTCCCTGCCATCTGAACCTCGTCGATCGTCTGGAACAGGATGTCTTCCAGGAATGAAATAGGGTCCTCTGGGTTCTGCCGCTTGGCGTATCGGACTAATGCTTTGACTCTTAGCTCCACTCAGGGAGTGGAGTGTCAACTTTGAGGAGTGGTTCTACGCGTTCTCCATGCTCTTCCTCAGGCTCCTCCGACCTGACGTATGGAGCCACGACATCCCAGAAGACTAACTGCATTTTTTCGCAGTCGCCTAAGTGGTTGTCCTTAGAAGTTTCCCAAACGAATTCGATTCCGCCACGCGGAAGATTTCTCTCAACTAGTCTCTCGGCTGTTAGTTGTTCGATGTAGTCGTTAGTAATGTCGACAGGCAGGTACCATGCTTTACCGGAGCGTTTCTTGATCTTGTTTCGGTAGAGTTCTTCCTTGAAAATATCGTCGTCGTAAGTGTACAGATCTAATTTCTCCCGCTCGTTGTCTCGCTTGTGTTCTATAACGGAAATCCGGACTGACGAACGTAGTCCCTGACTTTTAGACGCCCCCTTTGTAGGGACAAATTTACGACGAGAAGCTAAACACCAGTCGTAGACACCTTTCCTGTGTGTGGCTGCATAGCCTGAGTCTATCAGCGCTTTATATATTTCGTAAACCTGACCGTCGAACTCATATTTTGTTGATGCTATCTCCCCCAAGTCCTCGTAGGCAATGGCCGCTCCGTAGTCTATTAAATAACTCACGCCCGTCTTCTCCCACGCCCTAATGACCCACCAAAAATTCGTCTGCTGCACGTCAACTGTCATGGCGATGGTAATTGGTTTGATGGGTAGTTCTCCGCGCCTGTAATTAGGAGAGATCTCTACTATCTCCCTAACGGCGCTGCGTTTAACAATTGTTGCTTCGCGTCTCCAAGGGAGACCAAGATAATTATTGTAGAAATTGTGCATCTTGCCGGCTGAGCCATTCGATAGGAGGAACGACTTAGCTATTCCGCCCCATGTTTCAAATGGTGAATAGAGTGCTGATACATGGAATGATCTGTGATCGGAGGGAGCATTCGGGTTAGTTCTGACCCACTCGCCTTCGTCATTCATCAATTTTTTGTGATCTCTGTGGATGAGTTTACCGCACTGAACGCACCGATACCGTGCCTCACGTGCCACTAGATCCAGATCCCAAGTCCCATCCGCGCGGAGACACTCTCTCGGCCACCAGAGACCTCCTCCTTCATCCCGCTTCCCGATTTGTAGCTCCTGCCTAAACTCGCAATGGAAGCATGGCACGTGGAATTTTTCTTGTGAGCCCCTCAGGTAGTATTGCCACAGTGCACCATACTCCACCGTCGGAGTAGAGATGATGCAGACCTTACGCATCTCCTCGTAGGCTTTACTCCTCTCTATAGCCAGCTCAACTGCGGGAGCCTCCCTGCTACTCTCACCTGGCCATTTATCTACCTCGTCCAATTTGATGCGCTCAGCGGAGAACGATGCGAGATTGTTTGGCGAGTTAGATCCTCGCAACCTGAGTGTTGCCCCGTTTGCAAAAAGCTTCTCGCGCTTTGACCACAGATCCCGTCTCCTAACCGCCAGTTTCTCCACCTCTTTGCAATATCTGAAATGAGGCTCCAACTCCCGATCGTTAAAACTGGTAACTACTTTGTCGGTCGATGTGACGTACTGACCAGGACACGGGTGATTAGCTATGTCCCAAAGGATTAGATTTTTCAGGATAGTTGTCCCGCCCACCTGGGCGGACTTGGCGATAGTTATGAACCTAACGGCATTATCGGCATAGGCGTCGTAGATCCCGCGCGAATACGGTGTTACGCTAGTGTCGATTGGACCTTTTAATTTAGCTCCGCTCTCGGGAGGTAGCTCACAATTCTCCTCGATCCATTCCCAGATTTTCTGTTCTTTCTTAGGTCGATAGCATTCCTGGAGGATTTCTGTTAGTTTGTCCCTAAGACTGCTCACGCTTGATATCCTCCCATTCCACAAGGTGACGGGTTAGTACCTTCATCTCGTGCTGGATAGCTGTTAGAATGGCAGCCGAGTCCAATCCTACTAGCTTGTGCGTCAGCCGAGCAGGGAGCGCATCGATCGAAGTGCGCATTGCACTGTGGATCTTGTGAAATTCAATCTTGACCTCCGATATCGCAACCGACTCTCTATTGGACTTCTCAACATCAGGGTTAGTTACTTCAACTCGGCGCAGTTGTTCGAAGGCATTTAGCCACAACTCTTGACACGCCTTGACCGCAGCGATATCACCGCTCAC